TCAAACTCTCTAGCCACAGAAACAACTTTGGCGACCGCCCCTAAACTAGCGAGAGCGGCAACTAATGGCCCTATAAACCTAACGGCACTTTTTGCCCCTGCGCTAGTGGCTTTCATTTCTTTGCCAACACCGTCAAGGTTATGCTCGGCAGAATTAGCGGCTTTGGATAGGCGTTTGAGGCGAGCCTCTGCTTTAGAGAGGTCTGTAGTGTCTGCCTTGAACTGGAGAGTAGCTACTTCAACGGCCATGTCGGTTGCACCTCGCGATATTTAGCTAATTTTACAATAGCTTTGACTTCCCAAGGGTCTAAATCGCGGCTTGTCAGTGCTATGAAGTTGTTTATTTCTGTATAGCTAAACTCTGATAATGAATTAAATGCGTCCCATGTAGGCTCTAGCTCTAGGCTTAACTCTGGAGCCTCTAGTAGCTCTTGAGGCATTTTGCCTGTTGTGTTTCTTACCTGCTGTAACGAATCAAAGCGGCTGACCGTGGAGCCTTCTGGCTTTGCGTGGATATACATCATCCACCTGCCAAACGTCACAAACTCATCAATCAGCCTTTCATAAAATTTACCCGTTCACCGCAAAAGTCCAAGACTCTGTCAACATTAACGGGAGATTTTGCAAAAAACTTTTTACAAGAGCTTTTAGAAAACTTAATAGGGCTACCATCTTTAGTTATCTCACCCCAGCCTGTAACGATGTCTGATGCAAATTCTGCGTCTAAAGGGAAAAAGTCATAGCTATCAAACTTAGTCCCTTTTTCTCTGAGCTTTATAATTGAGTTTCTTTGCTTCCGCTTTGCCAGCCTGTACGCTGGCGAATCTGGCCCTTGCACCACTACAAACGCATCTGACACAGAGCCATCAGCCTGTATCAAATGGCATTTGCTTCCTGCGGTGTGGGCCTCGCTTGTTTCAAGGAGACCTATTTCCATAGTTTTATGCCGTGCTTCTCGTAATTACAATATTGCTGGCATCAGAAACGTCGTACAAACCCACAAAGTCCATTGCTATTGTTATTGGCCCTTCGCCAGCAACATCAGGCTGACCAGAGTTGTACTTCACATTGCCAATTTCAATAATGTAATCATTTCCGTCTAGATCAGTCAAGGTTAAACGGATACTAGAACTAGTTTCGTTTACAAACTTCTCATATAGGGTTTTGCTATTAAAGTACGTTGTGAGGGTTCCAGTAACTCGCGACTTGCCAATAGCAGGCTGGGTCGTAGTTTGGCTACCCACAGAAAACAATGGCTCCAGACCGTTCTCTAAGGTTAGGTCTAAGGCTGTAACTACTGCGATTGTAGCCCCGCCTTCTTGTATAGAGCCTGTGAATGAATCAAAAGGCGTTTCTACGGCGGCGGCAGAATAAGTGCTGTTAGCCACTGAAGCTGTAGCAAGCGCCAAGTCTTTGCCCACAACCCCAAAGGTTAAGCCGATAAGCTGGTTAGGGGCTACGGACAGCGCGAAAGAGTTTATTTCACAACCGGAATAGCGGTGAAACTCTGCCGTTGCAAGATCTGCAAACTTTCTTTCAAAGGTAAAAGAACGGCGAGTAGTGCCAGCCTTTAAAACGTCAGATGACCAAGCGCCACCGAGCGCGGCCTCTAATAGCCCGTCAAACGCGGCATACTCTAACTCGCATGATATATCGCCGCCAATGGACTTATTGCCGTGGCGAAAGTCTTCTACTTGTCTGTCACCGCGCAGTTTTTCGCTTTCAATGGCGTCTTTTGTCAAGGCCAAGGTGGTTCCAGTGTGAGGGCATGGAGTCCATGTAGGACTAGATGGCGTAGTGCCATACGTTGATTCTGCTACAAAGTGCAGACTGTGTTGTGCGCCGTTCGCAATAGTCATGATCTAGCCTCTGTAAATGTTTGAAAATTGACGGAAACAGGAACGGAATACCATGCCGTGTCAGTCACTAGAGCTATGCCAATACTCACAGACCTAACCCTTACTTTGACTCCATTATACGTCAAAACCGTTCCGCGTTTGAAAGCGTCAGCTATAGAATCTATGGTTTGTGGCCTGCCAGAGCCTCGCGGCACGACAACCTCTATTTGATACACGCCGTTTGTTTCATCTTTACCCGTAGCGCCTAATGAAGCCTGCGTAGTTTCAGCAGGCAAAAAAGTAGGCCGAACGTATACCGTACCAGCAGATGGCTCATACGGGACATTAGGGAAGGCTATGGGGTCGCTGACGCTTTGCCCCATTTTTGCATCAAATGCCGCTTGTATGTCATTAAAAAAAGTGCTCATTACGCCCCCAGCTTAGACGTTAGCCGCGACATCTCTCGCCGCACCATACCTGCTTTCATTTCCTGTATCGCCGCATAAGCTAAATTGTTAGTTAAATAAAAAACACTTCCGAGCTTTATAGAAAGGGCGCGGCTTGCGGCTTCAGATTGCGCTGTAGCCTCCCCCCTGTTCGCCACTGACCCTTGAGCGCCTGTGTCTACAGTGGCCTGCCAATTAGAGCGCAAAAGGCCCGTGTCAACGGGCGTGTCTTGTATTATGCGGCTAGCAGAACCTAGCAATGTGCCGCGTATTAGCTTTTCTGTTCTGGCTAATATTTTCTTCGCGGCTTGTTCTACAGATTGGCTCATTTGCGTATCTGCAAATTAACTGCGAGCGTTGTAGCCGCTGGCCTATTAGGGCTTACTGCAATAACGCGGAAAGTCTCGCTGTCTATAGAAACGGTGTCGCCTACTGCATAAACGTGACCTTCTGCCAGCATACGTCGATCACCTGCAACAACTGAAAACCCGCCAGAGTCTTGGTCAGACAGGTCAAAAACGCAAGCGTATTTAGCGAATGTGGTTGTGGTGTCTGTTGTTGTGCCTGTTGCCGCGCTATACGCCCCCTTTGTTGTGCGGGTAAACGTATATTGCCTACCAAACTTCTTTATCATTTGGCTTGCAGACGCCTGCAAAGGCGCATAGTTGTAGCTCATGCTCGGCTCACTGACCCACTGCTATGCGTAATTTTTCGCAATGCCTTGGTTAAAGCGGGAGTTTCGCGCTTCATGCCTGAGCTATTTGCGTATGTGACTGATATATCCCCAATGGTTTCGCTAACAGTCTCTCGCTCTGAAGGGGTCATTTTGCTGTCATTCTCTATTTCTAACTTAACGGACTCATAGACAGCTACCTTTACCTCTTTAGGTATTTCGTTAGATTCTACAGAGTAACCATCAATTAGAACGTAATCTCTAGGCCATTGAAGTGATTGCGTTTCTTCGTGTTTTTGGCCTACAAAGTGTAGCGACTCTATAAAATCCATAGACCGCAAGATTTTTTGTTCTAGCTCTGGAATTGCTGGATAAACAATTCCTCTTCCATCTGCCCATGACACAAAATCTGCAACGCTGACATAGCTGTTTGCGTTAGCTACACCCGTTCCATTTTCTACGATAAGAGTCATGCTTAACCTCGACAGACTGCGATGCGGTAAAAAGGGGGCTTGCGCCCCCTGTTTGCTTTAGCCCATAAGGGTAGCGATGAAGTCAGACTTCCATGCCTTAACGCCCCAAGCAGAGGCAACTTCAATCATGGTCTTGCGGTAGCCTTTGTAAACTCGCACCTCAAAAACCAACCCGCTTACGGGATCTTGCACGGTGATTGCATCATCAGCCGAATCGCCGCCTGCTGGAACAGCGGGAGCGCGAACAGCAAGCTCTATAGCTCGACGGTGGAACGCTACGTTAGGCGTATAGCTGTTGCCTACAGTAATCGCGTCGTTGTCACTTTCTGCTGATCGCAAGCCAGTGCCGCCAATAACAAAGTTACCGCCAGAAAGCGCGGTATTCACTGCATAAGCGTCTGAAGTGCCAGCGAAGGTAACAATGTCACCCGCAAGAATCGTGCCAGAGCCGCCATCTACGGCGATAGTAGTGTCGCCAACAGCAGATGAAGCATCGTTTAACAGATAAGAAGCGCCCGTGCCTTTGGTGTGCAAGCCAACTTGAGATGACTCGCGAACAGCCATGCCCATAAGGTCAAGCAATACGCCTTGGCGCAGAAGGTCTGAGCCTCCAGATGTGTTGACCTGCTGGAGAGTGGACTGCTTACGCAAATTTGCACCTGCCGCAGTGTTCATTACAAGCGACACTTGCCCGTCATTCATGGGCATTCCGTTGTCAGCTAGGATTTGACGCAAATCAGCGAGAGCATCAAAGTTAGAGCCAAACGGAGTTGTGCCAGCCGTTCCGGTAGCGCGAGAAGAGTTTTTGTAGGCTTCTTCCCACAAATCTACTTCAATCTCATTACACAAAGTACGCATAGCTTGTGCAATTTGATCGCCGTATACAGTCTCGTAACCGATACCGTTGTTGAGGTGCCGAATGTCCTCACCAGTGTAAGGAATTTGTACGGCGCGGCTGTTGCTGATTGTCAAAGTCTTATTGTCTACCGTCTGGTCAGTGCCTTCTGGGACAGTCATAGACTCGCTGACATTTACAGCAGTCGCGGCTCTAGTGAATGAAGCTCTTACAGTGTCGCCTTTTGCAACACGCTCAGAACCGTTAGCGTTAATGGTAGACGCAGGGATAAAGCCTACAAGCTCGCGCCCTACTACGTCAGCCGCCTTATAAATATCTGCGGCGAGATCAGTTAATACGTTAGCCATTAGTGGCCTCCTTACTCGTCATATATCTTGCCGCCTGATTTAACGAACTCAGCCCTGTTACGGTGATCCATTGCATCAAAGTCAGCCCTAGTTACCTCAAGTTTTGCTTGGGCTTTACCCTCACTTCTAACAGCCCCGCCGCCTTGCGCTTGGCTACCATCTATGAGGAAAGGAAATGCCGACCTAATCGACCCTTCCAACTCCTCCATGCTACTTACGGTCAGTTGCCCATTGTCATCCGTCACTCTAATTTGATCTTCAACCAGCGTCAGCCTTGCTGATATTTGCGATTGAAGTAAATTAGCTTTTTGAATATCTTTGGTCAGCTTTGCCGCCATTCTACCAGCTTCAGCGTCTATCTGTTGTTTTTGGGCATTGGTGTTCATTTCCTCAATGGTTCCCGTCAAACTAGACACTTTTTCTTCTAGTGCTTTATTGAGTTGTTGTAACTCTGTTTGATCTCCCTTGCCGTCTGCCATTTTTGCGACCTTGTTTTGCATATCGTCAAAGTCTGCTTCTTTAGTTTTCAGCTTACCTAATAGCTCACTGTTTTTAGCCTTTAAGCCTTTAACGGTTTCTTCTACTAGGGGGTCAGCAATTTCTCTAGCCTTTTGTTGAATAATGCTATCTAAATTAGCTTTAACTTCTTCTGGTAATTCTAGTGAATCTAAGTCCATATCTTGCTCCTTGAGCTTGCCTTTAGCAGTTAGATAAAGTTGTCGTCATCGTCGCGTAATTCTTTTAGCGTTAAAACATTACCTTGATCGTCTACAAATCTATCAAGTTTCACACCGCCTTCTCGAAATAACTTAGCGCGCTCCGCACCTAACACGCGCTCTTGAAATTCCGGTGATTGCCTTCGCAACCAATCTCCATAATTCAGATCAGCATTAACGCGACCTTTTGTGTCCCCTTTTGCAGGACGAGTACCCTTGATGCGCTTTCCTAGATCATATTCTGGGTTGACCACAAAAGAAATAGTAGAGCGACAATTAAAATGTGCCGGCGGTTTAGGATTTGCGTCATCTAGCTCATAAACGATTCCATCTCTGCTTCCGCAAATTAGGCTGGTGCGACTGTCGAGAGTGGCAACCCACTTATAGGCGTCCACTACATCTGTATTTTCTTTCATTGTTTCGTTGCGAGCTACATTAGAGGTGTGATTTGTAATGGTTCGCGCCAACGTTTCAGCTTTGCGTTGTTGAGTAGGAATAATATCCATAATGTCCTGCGTAAGCTCTCGATT